CTACAACAAATAATGATGATGCAGTAGGTTCAATAAGTTGGCAAGAACACTAATTAACTGTGTACATTTAAAAAGAAATAGTGTATAAGAGATATATGGAAAATTTTAAAACACATATCACTGAAAATAAAAATACACACATGACCCATATCGAGGATAAGGTCATTTATGGTGGAGTAAATGGTACACGTCAAGCTATCATGGCTTTACGTGAATTGAGAGACATGTTGAAAGGTGAACATGCTGGTTCTGTTAGTGTTAAATGGGATGGGGCTCCTGCTATTTTTGCAGGCACTGATCCTAATGACGGACGTTTCTTTGTTGCAAAGAAAGGTATTTTTAACAAGAATCCCAAGGTCTATAAGACTCCTGCTGACGTTGATGCTGATACAAGTGGTGATCTTGCTGACAAGCTCAAAGCAGCTTTGCGAGAGCTCCCTGCCTTGGGTATCAAAGGTGTCGTGCAAGGTGACTTCCTTTATGGGCCTGGAGATTTAAAGAAAGCTAAGATTAAGGGTGAGGACTATATTACATTTCATCCAAATACTATCGTTTATGCTGTGCCAGCAAAGTCGGATGCAGCTAAGGCAATTAGGTCATCAAAAATTGGTATTGTGTGGCACACAACCTATAAAGGTGACACCTTCGAGTCTATGCGAGCTTCGTATGGAGTTGATGTAAGTAAATTTAAAAAATCAAAGAATGTGTGGTCTCAAGATGCCATGCTACGTGACTTGACAAACGTTACAATGAATAAGAAGGACACAGAGGAAGTCAATGAATATCTATCGCAAGCTGGTAAACTCTTTAACCAAATCTCAGGAACAACTCTCAGAAAACTTGAAAGCTCGCCAGAGCTATCGAGCCTCATTGAAACCTATAATAATTCCTTCGTACGAAAAGGACAAGTCATTGGAGATACAGGACGACATGTATCTGGGCTCATTACTTGGATCAAACAGCGATTCCAAAAAGAAATAGATAAGCGTAAGACTGATGCTGGTAAGTCAGCACAGCAGAAGAAACTAGATGCAATTCTAGAATTTTTCTCTACAAGTAATAAACAATCGCTTAAAAAGATGTTTGATTTACAAAAAGTAATAGTTTTGGCAAAATTAAAACTTATAAATACTCTTAATAAATTGAACAAAATTAAAACATTTGTAAAAACACGTAATGGTTATAAGGTGACAGGAGCCGAAGGCTATGTCGCTATTGATAAACTTGGTGGTGATGCAGTGAAAATTGTTGATCGTATGGAATTTTCATACAACAACTTTTCACCCGATATATTAAAGGGATGGGATAAACCGGGAAGAAACTAATGGCAGTAGGTTTTAAAGATTTTCTAACCGTTGACTATACACAGACAGGTGATGGTCAACTTGCAAAGAACGCTAAGAAGCGTAAGATGGATACGACAGGTGGTAATAATGCCGAGTATTCATCAACTCATGGTCCGTCTAAAACGGATGAGGCCCTTTCCATGGCCCAAAGACGTGCTCGTGCTCGTCAAATGAAGAAGTATAAGACAAGAATTGCTATGGGTCGTAAGAGAGCCATGGCAAAGATGGCTGATGCTCCTCGTTTGAAAAAGAGAGCACAAAAGGCAGCACGTGCAGCCCTAGCTAAAAAACTCACCAAGGGAATACCTAAAGGCGAATTGACTCCAGCAAGAAAAATGGAGATTGAGAAGCGTCTAGACAAGATGAAACAAAGAGTGAATCGTCTTGCTAAGAAGATGTTACCCACAATTCGGAAAAAAGAGTTAGCTAGAAGGCAGGGCTAGTGCAATGAAAATAATTCTAAGAAATGTTTTAGATGAAGAACACTTTAAAGAAGTTAAGGCCACTGCTGATTCATTATATGAAACTGAAGTGTTTAAACCTTTTAATGGTTTTGACTTATCTTATGAAAAGGTAGATAATGAAACCGCTTTAGCATCTTGGCCAGGTGATAATCAAAAGGTCATAGAACTTTTTAATCAATGCAGAATAAAAGGAATTATTAGAAATCAAATTGAGAAAGATTTATCTTACACAATAGGTGGATCCTATGTCTCTACTTGGCTTAATAAAATAGAACCAGGTCAAAAACTAAAAGACGTGGTGGCTGATTCATCAACTACAGATGAGGCAAAGAAATATAATGAAGTAAGTGTTGGTTTTATTTTTAATTTTAATACCACAAACTATCCCGGTTTATGGTTTGGTCATGTTGGATCACAGGCACAAATAGAAAACGCTGTTTATATTCCACATGAAGAAGAGAATATGCTAATAATATTTTCTAGTGATATGGTTTGGGGATATGATATTAACACGCATCCTGATGATAGAAAAAGCTTAGCAGGTTATATTCATTTTCCTAAGGCTGCGTCATGATCAATTCATTTAGTCAGTTTCTCGTTGAAGAAGAGAAGGTAGTTTATTTTACATTTGGTAGAATGAACCCTCCTACTATTGGTCATGGTAAGTTACTAGACAAACTGGCCTCTGTAGCTGGTAGAAATCCGTATAGAGTTTTTCTATCACAGTCTAATGACCCTAAAGAAAATCCATTACAATATGCAGATAAAGTTAAGTATGTACGGAAAATGTTTCCTAAGCATGCTAGATCTATCATAGTTAATAAAAAGGTAGTAACACCATTTTATGCTCTTTCTGCATTGTATGATGAAGGTTTCCGTAAAGTTGTAATGGTAGCAGGTTCAGATAGAGTTGCTGAATATGAAGTACGTCTAAACAAATATAACGGTGTGAAATCTGCTCATGGTTTTTATAACTTTGAAGGTGGTATTAAATTAGTATCAGCCGGTCAGCGTGATCCAGATGCTAAGGGTGCAAAAGGTGCATCAGGCACTAAACAACGTGGTTTCGCAAAAGATAATAACTTTACTTCTTTTGCACAAAATCTTCCAAAGGCAATGTCAAACTCTGATGCAAAGCGTCTATTTAACTCTGTACGAAAAGGTATGGGTCTAAAAGAACAAAAACAATTCCGTAATCATGTTCAATTAAAACCAGTATCAGATTTACGTGAAGCATATGTAAAAGATGGACTATTTGCTGAAGGTGATGAGGTAGTAATTTTAAAGAATGATGTTGTAGGTAATATCCAGCATCTTGGAGCTAACTACGTTATTGTTGAATCAAAAGGTGAAAGATATCGCTGCTGGTTATCTGACATTTCAAAAGTAGATCCTGATCCCAAAATGAACTGGGATGCTGCACCCTATGATGATCCGGGTGAAGATGGTGTTGTAAGAGAATCATTACACGAAGCTGGATCAATGTATAAAGACAAGCCTGATTGGGGAACACCTGAGTCTACTAAAAAGGCTAAAAAGATTACACCAGGTTACAAAGAAGATTTTGACATTAATGATATTACAGCTGATTTTTCTGTTGAAAAGCAAGGTAGTATGACTGTAGGTTTAAGTGACTTGCAAGAAGGGAATGGTCTTTGGGCTAATATTCATGCTAAACGTCGTAGAGGCGAACGTATGAGAAAGAAAGGCGAGAAGGGTGCACCTACACCTGATGCCATTAAATCAGCTCAAAAAGAAAAGACAGAGAATCCACAAGATCCTGACATTGCAGATCGTCCAGGTTCTCAGCCTAAAGCATACCATAAGGGTTTAAGCAAAGCACAAAAAGTGGCAAGAGATCGTCAGTTTAAACGTCAGGCTAAAATGGCTGACGATGATCCTAAAGCTTATAAACCAGCTGCTGGTGATAAGACTGCTAAGACTAAACCATCAAAGCATACACTCAAATTTAAAAAGATGTTTGGTGAACAAGATGCACAAGATATGGCTAAAACAAGAATTGACAGAGAAAAGAAAGTTGATGCACGTAAACATGATCGTATGATGGATCGTGCACGACTCAAAGATGTTCTAAAAAAGAATAGAGAGACAAAGGCATGATTAAGTTTAAGCAATTCAATGAGAATACACAAGCTCTAAAGAATAAAGCAGAAAAAACTGGAATGCCTTTAGGTGTTCTACGTAAGGTATATAATCGTGGTGTTGCTGCTTGGAAGACAGGTCATAGACCTGGTACAACTCCTGAGCAGTGGGGTATGGCAAGAGTCAACTCATTTGTGACTAAATCATCAGGTACATGGGGCAAGGCAGACAAAGATCTGGCAGCGAAAGTAAGAGGCAAGTAATGGCAGTTAAATCAGCAGATAGAAAACCAGAAAAATACATAGGACCAGACGGCAAGCTAAGAATTCGTATGGTTCCGGTTGATAAAGAAGTTGTAAAGTCCGAATCAGCAAATGCTGCAAAGGCGGCAAGGGATCATATGCAGGGAATGCAAAATGCACGTGCTGATATGAAGAGCGCTAAGTCTGCTGATGCAATGACTAAAGCTATGAACAAACTTCATTTTCATATGAAAGCACATAAAAAAGCTATGGCTGCTATGAGCGAAGCTAAAGATGGTGACGGTGTTAATATTGTAAAGGATCGTCCATTCAAAGGCAAACCTATGAAAAAAGAGCCTGATAGTGGAAAAGGTATTAGCTTTGCAAATATGAAAAAGTCTAAAGTGGCTAAGGATGCTGATGCTAATCCAAACAGAGCTAAAGCTATGGGTGAAGGCTATTCACCTGATCTAGATCCTGATGTACAAAAGAACAAAAGAATTACTAAGTCTGATAAAGATAAACTA